AACGTTTTCATCAACGTCGCTTGTTCCACCAGAACCAGGAGTTACGGTCAAAGACTGAACATACAAAACTCCAGGAACGGAAGATGCTATAGAATAAAATTCTGAAAGTTTTATTCCGTCTGCAAACCTGTAATTAACTGGAGAAAAATAGTTTGTTAAAACTGTTTCAACGTTTTCCTGAACTATGGTGCTTTCATAAGAGGAAGAATACGCCACCTGGATGCTTACGGTAAGAGTGACTATATTTGCGTCTCTAACTTCAAGTTCAAGACCAGCAACAGTTCTATTTTGAACATCAATTAGAATATCTGATTTTTGGTCAATAGTTAGGGTTGTGTTTATGCCGTATACGAATATTGTTACATATCCAGGTTCGTCGGCGTCTGCCCACTCAAGTCCGCTTGCAGAATTTGTAAGGTCGTATGCTTTGCATCTACTGACCGTTGTGGCAAAAGTTGATAATACATAGCCGTCAATTTGAGATGCGCGAGCAAAAGAAGAAGACAGAGAACCAAGAAATTGAACGGCTCTATTTAAAAACTGTTCAGTTGTTTCAGGGCTCGTGCCGTTGCTAATAAATTCATTAACAGTCGCCCCACTTATGCTTGACGTTGGGGTGTCAATCCCCAGAGCAGTGTTTACTGGAACAGGTAGAGTTGCACCTACGTCAATTGCTCGTGCTTCCACAATAACCGTGGGTAGTGCTTCCGTTCCGGTGTAGACAACCACAGGAATAGTTCCCTCTTCTATCGTCTCAAAGTAAATAGATTTTTGTTCACCAAGAAATTCATAGTCATATCTGACGATTGTGCCCTGAGGGACGATTGTTCCGTCATAGTCAATACATGTGAACTTCACGTCAATCACTGCCTGAGTGCCTTCGTTTATCTCAACACCCATCATTGCTACTAGACCCGCCATGAGCCTGTCTGGCAGTCTGTTGATTGCCGAAATATTCAAGGCTGATATGTACGAGACAGCCTGAAGTATTGCATCTTCTGGTGTTCCCTGTCTTGGCTGAAATTCAGGTAGCGCAATTTTTGCGTACTCAATTGAGTCTAAATAAACATCGGTTGGAGAGACGTCAAAAGGGACTAAGTAAACATATTCTGAAAAATCTATTGGCATACCAATTACCCACGCAACTTAAAAGAAAATTCTACACTAAGCCCACCGTTTGCGGTAAACGATGGGCTTATACCAGTTATATCTACTTCGGGAACAAATCTCGCAGCATTGATTATAAAGTCTTCCGGCTCAATCGGCGTAAAAGATGGGTCAAGAACGCCGAACTCTGGAGTTATTGGGTGCTCCCCTGGCTCTGTGAGTAAAGAAATTGTCAAGATTTGTTTGTAGAAATCAAAGGTTCCCTCTTCTACTCGCCTGAGTCCGGTATCGGTAAATTTAATTGGGAAGGAAAGACAGTCCATCTCTGTATTATCCCATACTCATGAGCCTGTTGGTCCATTGTTGAGGGACTGCTGATTGGCCACTCGCTGAGCAACGCTCTCAATTTCTGCCTGTTCTAACAATGCCTCAAGTAACGCAATTTTTTGGGCTGCTTCTGTAATTTGACGAAGTAACGAGTTAATCACCTTCTGGGCATCTACCTGTTGACCTTGTTCTTCCATTATTGTTCTCCTTCTAGGGCTTTTACCTTATCGCTAAGTTCTTTAATAGCCTGCACCATTGGTGCAATGAACTCAGTAATACCAATGTATTGACGGTCATAAACTGCATCTTCCGTACAAGCAACCAGGCCCATGTCAGGACCACCAATGTCGTGTATTCGTACATCTCTTGTTTCGCCAACAGCGTCTAATGCTGACCGTACATTCTGCGCAGTAAACCCGTAGTAGTAACCCTCTTGTGTTGCCTCAGGGTCGTCATCAGTTCTTTCTGTTAAACGCAAATACGAAATCGGTTCTAGAGATTCAATAAAGTTCAAGCCAACACTCAATGGTTCTATTTCTCGCTTGAATCTTTCGTCTGAACCAACTTCTAAGGTGCTGAAGTTCCATAACCAGTTCCAAGTACTGTTGTCCGTGTACATACCTGAGTAGTTGTATTGTTTCACCATGAGGGTTTGACCTTCGGGCGAAACAAATTCAATACCGCCCCAGTCTCCTGAACGACCATTAGAACCAACAGTTATTGAACCGTATGAGCCACGCTGTCTGCTTGCATTAGACGAGAAAGAACCATTAGCACGAATTTCAGCGTCAACGTAGAAGTTTTTACTGCCATAAGTACGAATCCATGAGGAGTCCGTCATGTGTATACCACCACCATGGGTTTGGTTATACCAACCTGTGTCACCCCATGAACGAAACCAATCTTTTGCGTAAATTTGATTAGCGCCGTGGTCTTGTGAGGTTGAAGTACCAATATTATTAGCATTCAAAAACATTGTTCCATAAAGCCAGTTATTACCTGTGGAGTAAATACCTGACGGATGGTATGAGGCGTTTCCTGTACCAGCAACGTTGGCATTGCCAGAAATTGAATACGCATTCAAGGCACCAGATACACCCATGCCTCCAGTTACCGAGGCTGACGATGAGCCAACAGACAGGGTGTTGTTGCCATTTCCCCCAATGTGAACACTGGAGTTATGATAAGTACGGACATAAACATTATAATCACTACCCGTGTTACCTACAAGTACATAACCATTCCTGCCTCTTACGCTTGCCCAAGTAGCATCTGCTGTCCACGCACCAAGTATTGCACCACCATTACCACTCGCAGTTACTGTTCCAGTAGCAGTAATAGACGCAAAGGTAGGAGATGCGCTTGTAGCAACAGATTGTCCAATACTTATAGTAACTGCACCAGTACCACTGGATACTCCCACCCCAGTACCTGCTACGGCTGAAGTAACGCCAGTATTGGTAATTGTTACGGCTCCCGTTGCTCCCGTGTTTGTACTTAAACCAGAAGAAGTAGTAATGCTTGTGACGCCACTTGAAGGACCAGTTGCGCCAGTTGTTCCGCTAACACCTGAGACGCCACTTACGCCTGAAACTCCGCTTACGCCCGAGACACCGGAAACACCAGAAACACCAGAAACACCAGAAACACCACTGACACCCTGAGGTCCAGAAGGTCCTCCAGAAGGACCGGTAGCGCCCGTTAATCCTGTCGGACCAGTTGCGCCAATGACTCCCGAAACTCCAGATACGCCCGAAACTCCAGAAACTCCGCTGACCCCCTGCGGTCCACTGGGTCCAGTAGCACCTATAACACCGCTAACTCCAGAAACACCACTAATACCAGATACGCCCGATGGTCCAGTTGGTCCACCGGCAGGACCAGAAGGACCGGCAGGACCAGAAGGACCCACTACTGTTGCGTTAACCCATTCCGTTCCATTGTAAGAAAGTAATTGACCGGGAGACGGTGTAGTTATTATCGGTGTAAATATGTCTCTTGCGTTTACGTAGCCAAGTACGTACATTTCGTCGTTGGACATGCTTGTAAAAGCGCAAAGAACCTGCTCGTCAACTAACAGGGGGCTATTAATGTTTGAATTAGCAACTCGTAGTGGACCTATCGTATTGCCGAGTTTTGGTATTGATACAAACACTCTTCCATCGGCAGCAATTGTTTTTACAATACCGACATAAATACCACCCATTGGGCTTGGGTGTGAAGAAGCCTTGCTTCTATTGACTACGTTAACCACCACAAACTCCTATGTATGGGACCGGCGCTGGTCCGTATGTGACCAGGTTTAACCATGTTACCTGAATGGTATTAAGGTTTTGAATATATGTAACTGCATCAGCAGTATTACCACTAGCAAATTTTCCCAAATGCTTTCCTGTGGTCAAGTAATAATCCCGAGCGTCTGCATCTGAATAAATTCTTCCGTTAATAACTGGGGTGTACACAACTTCATTGGCTCCGTCGTTAAAATAAGAACTCAACAAAGTGCTAATTGAACCATCAGTATTCTTTACTAAAGGTCTAGAAGTTAGCGTAATGTTTCCAGCCACAAGCGGAGTTGGTCCAGATGACGGGTAAAGGGTGGAAGGAAGTCCTGCTGCCGATATCTGCCCACTCGTTGGGTATATAGGCATGTCAACCGTCCATGGCTTAGCAGTCCTATTCAGTATACTTTCTACTGATTTTGGAAATCTGTATTCAAGAACTTCTTTTTGTATTAAAACCAATAGTTCTATATATTTATTTGCCTTTTCTCTACTAAGAAATATTCCATGATGCAAGTCTTCTGATTCATATTTTGTTTCTGCTTGGGCTGTTGTTAGTACCGTTGGTACGTTGTCGCACCAAAGGCGTTCCGTTACAACAAATACGCCAGCAATAGAAAATACCCACGAAGCAAGAGTTCCAGAACCACCAAATGCAGTGCAATCCATTGTCAAAGTTGTGCCCACAACAGTAATAATACCTTCCATGTAGTTTGCTGCGTTTGCCGTGCTGGAAGCGCGAACTTTTTGACCAGTTGCAAAAGAATTGACTGATGGTGTGATTGTAAACACTTTTGAGCCAGTTCCTATTGCTCGTGAGGTTGTTGACACAGCCAAAATAAAACCAGCATCTAAAGGAATTCCTGTTGCTGCTATTGGATAAACGTGAGGATTTAAGGTTGGACCTGCCAATGCTCCGTATTCATACTCAAGACTGATAGGCCTGTTGTAGCAATCAATATTTCCAGCAACTAAAATATCCGCAGGAATTAATCCAGAACCTTTAAAAGAAAGTAGTTCCGATTTTGAAATTGGATAAGTTTTGAGTCTTCTTGAGTTTGGAATTTTTGCAACATTCTGAGGGCCGACAGGATTTATCGTTGTGCCAACTCCAACAAATTCTGGAGTTCTTTCACCGAAAATTGGAAGACCAATACTTGTTGCTCCAAGTTTTGGTGAAGGCTGAAAATAGGAACTCTCAAATTTTTTACCTACTGGTAGTTGAGGTATCTTAGGCTCTTTTCCATTTACCTTCAAACGCTCTGGTGTTCTAAATTCAACAGAAACTGGGTCTGTTATCTGTTCCCCAAAAGAAACGCTGGTAATCAAATAAAAACTACTCATGTTGGGAACGTTGTTTATTCTGATTGTCATTCCGGGTCTTAGTTGAACACCGTTGTCTCTGGCAACAAGGAGGTTCCCCTGACCTTCAAGCGGGTCGTTACCCGAGTCTCGCAACGAAGGAAGACTCAATACTTCAAATTTTCTAGTATTTGACCTAAGAGATAGACCAGAAGAACTGTTGTAATAATCAGTTGGAGCGTATTCCATTGGAATAAAAAATCTGTCTGCATATTTTTCAGGAAGTTTATTTGCGCCAATTATTGGCTTACCATTTTTTAATTTTATTCTTCCTTCAATTTTTTCAGTTCCCCATTTATACATAAGCCATTTATGTGTACCAAAATATAAAGTTCCATCAGCAACAAATACTACATATTGAGAATTATCTGCAATACTTTTAATTACTGTCCATACTGAGTCCTGTTGATTATCGCCAGAGTTTTTGGAAGCACTTTTTATTCTTGCACTTTTTTCACCAACAAAACGAAGACCATAAAAGTTTGCCGCTTTTTGAACAAAAGCATAACCAGAGCCACCAATAGCGCTCGGTTTCTTGTCTCTCTTCATTTGCTGAATTGCTTTTGGCATAGCCTCAATTGACCATTGAGGAGACGCACTTCCTTGCTGCTGAACACTTACAGAAGCAATCTCGTAAATATGTCTTTGCCTGTTTATGATTGGTTCTCCAGTCGTTCCTGGAGAGTTAGCAATTTTTATTTTTGACACTGAAGTCGTTTCATAAACTACATCACGGCCAATAATGAAATAATTACTAGAAGCCATTTCAAAACCAGGGTCAATTACGGTAAACGATAACTGACTAGCCATATCCATTGTGTAACTAATGTTTAGTGTCAATAAGTTTGACGCTACTGAAGACATTTGTTTTGTTGTTAAGTCACCTATTTGTAGTGATGTTGATGTAAACATTCTTAACCTACGGTGGGTGTTTTTTCTGGAAGAGCAATTGAGGGCTGATTTCCCATAGGGGTAGGAGTAAGAAAATTTTTCCCGGTTAAAAGATTATTTTTTGGGTTTGCGGGCGTGCACGGTTTTGGTTTACATGCCTTGGGCACCGGGTTGTCTGGAGCCAATGGTGGGAGGGGAATAATGTCTCTGGCAATAATTGGGTATTCGTTCAAAGTTATTGAAACTTCTGCTGCTGCCATTTTGCGACCATTTGGTGTCATTCTTGTTGCTGTAATTGACATGTCGGCAATTACCCATTGGATATTGCGAGTGTTGTTTACATATGGAAATCTAAAAGAGGTAGACGTCAATGTGTTTAAGTTATGCAAGATAACTGGATATGGCCCACCACCCATTGCTCTCAGGTTTTCTATTTGTCCTTCAATATCAACATCAAGTCCATCGTTTACCACTACTGATTTTACATTAGCGGTGCCGGCGTCAATTGTGTCCGTTCTTTTGCCAGCAATTAAAAATCTAAAAGTACACTTAGTTAAGTTATATTTAGACCAATCAACCATTGCGTAGTTTCCACTTCTTTCAACCTCGTTCCAGACTGAAGAAAGTTGACTAAATTCAAAACTATTAGGAATTATATTAAACACGTGAGTTCTAATTATTCTTTCACGGGTATTGGTAACTGAATTAAAATCCGTAATAGTCTGCTGCATATATGGAAGATTAGTATTCTGTCCACCTATTTTTCTATCCGGCAAAAAATTAAGAACGGCTGTTGATTCGCCGTAAGATGGGTTCCCTCTTGCTATGGCATATCCATTTGGATTTTTTTTACCACCGGATACGCTTGGGTTGCTTCCGCCACCAGGCGATGCGACGGTGCCAACACCGAAACCTAATGCTTCTTCCGCTTCGCGTGCTGAGGTGAATCTTCTGGTGGCGGCTCCTGCGCCAAATCCACTGTTTCCATTTGCGTCTGTTCTGTTCATTTGAGCAGGAGTCAGTCCGGCACCAAATCCACTATTTCCGTTTGCGTCTGTTCTGTTAATGGCTGAAGCACCGCTTCTACCATTTGATTCGGTGTACAAATAACTGTACATCTCTTCCATTTCTCTAAATGATTTAGTAAGAACGCTTACTAATTTAGAGTCAGCACCAGTTGAAGCAACGGTAGTTGTTGACTCAGCAGAAGTTACTGGTTCACCTTTTATGAACTTATAATCAGAGTCAGTAATGCTTATAAATATAAACGACCCCCAGTTCTTTACACTGTATTGACCACCTCTGTTGAGTCTTTTTATTACAACGGCACTGGAGTAAGTAATTTTTGCTCCGCTAGAAGAAACGGCTGATGGTTCGTTTCCGGATTTACCCATGTTTACAAGAACTTTATAAACAGTTGTTGGTTTTTGTGTTGCTGTGTTAAAAAGCGCCCATACTGGTTCATCGTTCAATGACTTGTATGAAGTACAAACGTACGTATCTCCACTTATTGGGTCGTCTGCGTATTTTCCTGCAATCTGACTGTCAAATGCCTTTTTCCCTTTTTCCCACAAAAGAGAACCGCTAGACGAATAAAACCTAATTGGGTTTTGATAAGAGTTTCCTTCTTTTGACATTACATTCTCTCCGAGTTAGAACGTTCTGTGTCCTTAACTCTTTGCATAACTATGTTTGCTATCTCATTAGCCGAAGCGTTTTGGCTACCAGTTACATAGAAGTTGTACTGATTACCCTTACCGCCTGAACCCATAACCATAGGTTGCTGAGGCAAACCGGCAACTGGCATTCCAGTGTCGCCCATTGCACCAGAACCAGGAACAACATGAAGGTGTCTTGATTTGTTAACTCCGTGGAATTCAGCAAAACCACCAGTTGACCTTACAAGGGATTGGTACTGTCCGAGGTTTTGTCCAACAAGGTCATATGCTCTTCCGGTCACATGGTCGGAGTTCATTGAGCCAAGACCGTAGTTTCTGTATCCGGAAGTAACAGTTCTCTTTCCAGTTAGCATTCCGTTCATTGACGCATGGCGACTCATTGTCTGAGAAAGACGACTTGACGTTGTGTCGCCAAACGCCTGTCCACGTGGGGTGGAAGTGTCGTTCTTTTCCCACCAAGATGGTGGCGTGTTGTACCAAGAAGGAACTGCCTTGTCTGTCTCGGAGAAAAAGATTTTCATTTGGTCAATGAGTTGCGTTGTTTTGTTTGCCATTTCTTCAGGAAGTTTAGCCAGGTCTATGTTGTCTTGTTTTGCTGCTGCTGTTGATGTGACCAGGTCGCCCATACCAATCATTGTTAACAACGCTTTTGTAGCATCTCCACCTGCTGCTTCAACCAGGTCCATACCGGCTCGCCCGGAAGGTAATGCAAAACCTGACGCTGATGCTTCCTGAAGTTTTGCTTGTTGTTCCGGAGAAAGCGTTTTGAATCTTTTTGTAAATTCGTTTGCGTCAATTGACTTGCCGGACTTCAATAGTTTTGTATTCAGGTTTCCACCATATTCGTTGCCTAGTTCTGTTCCTGTTTTATCAAGATATTCCAAGAACGCAGGGCTCTTCATGAAGTCAAGTTGTTTAGGGTCAATATTTTGAAAAGTTCTACCTTTATTAAAAGCCCCACCTTGCTCATAGTCTATACGCATTTGCGCAAACGCTTTTCCGCCTTCACCAAAGTAAGCGGTGTAATTTTTGGCCTGGTCAGAAAGATATGTATTTATATCTTCTTCTTTTACTTTTCCGCCACCTGCGGCAAGTTCTCTCAAAGACTCTGCTCGTTCGTCAATTATTTTGGGAGCAGCAAGAGATTTGTTACGTGCATCAAAAATTGATGTATTATCTATCACTATGCTTGTTGTGGCTGCTGCTATTTGCTGAGCAGTTTTAACTGTTGTCAAGCCAAGTTCTTTAAGAACTTCAGTAAAGTCTTTAGTGCTGTCCATCAAGTTGACGCCCATTGTTTTAGCAAGGGCTATGTTCTCTTGGTCAGATTTTCCTGTTATTTTTGCCAGAGCATCAAGACGACTGTTGTAGTTCTTTTGAAGTGGAGCCATCGCTGCTTCGCTGACTTCCATATCTTTTCGCATTTTTCTCAAAGCCTCTCCAGGCTTCTTCATCATGTCTTTGTATTGCTTTTCTGAAATTGATGTTCCGTACTTGGATTGATTTCTATAAACATTAGTTAATGTTGATTCTTGCTTCTGCCTGTCAACGTCTTTTTTGTTATTTGTTCCATAGCCGAGAGGATTCAAAACCCTGTTATCCAAAAGGCTCTTACCACCAAGTTTGGAAACAATACCAGCAGTAACGTTTCCTATTATGTCCATGTTTGTAGTTATGCCACCAAGAAGTTTTCTTGCAATTTTTGGCATTCTTTTACCAGTTAGGTTTTCAAATGCAAGTCCTGCTTGTCCACCAGTAGCGCCACGGTTAAGAACATCGGGAACTATTCCAGCGTAGTTCTTTCTATTTAGTGGAACCCCTTCCGTGTCTGCAAGGAGTTGTTTATTGTATTTTGATGCAGTTCCAAAAGCGTCTCTAGTTGCGCTTCTGCCAACCCCAGTTTCTTTACGTACGGCATCAAGAGTAAACGAAAGCGAGTTATTAATAATGCTCTGTACTGCTTCACCAGCAGCGGCTTTTGATGCTTTGACTTCTAGTTTTTTCTTATTGAGGGTTCCCATGATTGCGCCAGAAACAGAACCAATAAGACCACCAATAATTGCACCTGCCGCTATTCCTAGAGGGCCACCCATCGTGCCAATCATTGCACCAGCCGCAGCACCGCCAGCAAGACCACTAACCGCACCGCCTGTTGCCGTTCTTGATTTAAATGCAGTTCCAAGACCTGCTACAGCAATACCTGCAAGTGGGTTAACTGAACCTACGGCACCACCTAAAGCAAGCGCACCCTGTGCCTCTTCTGGGGCAAACTGAGACATTGCACCGAGAGCAAGACCTGTTCCCATCCTTGCTCCTGCCGAACCTTGGAACTTTTCCATTCTTTTATAGCCCTTGGACTGTCTGTCTCCAGAACGAGCAGCACGTTGCGCCGCTGTTCTTCTTGCCAGTTTTGCTCTTGTTGTTAATTCACCTTTTTTGTTGGTTCGGTTCATTTTGTTGGTTAGTGCTTTTTCACCCGTGGGGTCTCCGGCATCCGCAGTAAAAGTGTCGTATGAAGCCTGTCTTGCGAGAGTTGAAAGCATGGCCAATTTAGGATTTTTAAATTTTGAAACGCCAACTTTATAATCACGCGAGTTGTAAATTATGTTCCCGCTTGGGGATGTTTGTTGTGAACTATACGTTCCGGAAGGAACTGCCATTCTTCCACCAAGTGAAGACGATGGACCAACAGGACCAGTGAATCCCACTCTTCCTAAAGCGCTAGGACCAGCAATTCCAAAAGCAGGACTGCCAGGCCCACGTGGACCGTAAACGCCACCAGGTCCACCTGTTGCCGATGAAAAACTACCGCCACGCAAAGGCATGACCCCACCACCTCCGGGAAGCACGCCGCCCGAAGGAGCAACACGGGTTCCGGGAAATACAGGACCACCAGGACCGTAATGAGCCCCAGTTGTTCCCAGTCCACCGCCACCAGTTACTCCGCCTGCTCCGCCACCTGGAGCATAACCACCAGGTCTTGAGTTAGTAACTATTGTTGCATTCGGAGCATTGATAGTTGCGTTTTTTGTAACGGCACTGGCGACCATTCCGCCTTTTGTGTTCTTCATTGCGTTCAGTCCGCCACGCATACCAAGCATCATCGCAAGCGCGCCTATGGTTCCTCCGCCACTTAATGAACGCATACCCTTCATGAAACTTGTCATTTGGCTAACCATCGCAGAAATACCATTGACAACATCGTTAATAAAAGGCATTAAGTCTTGTAGCAACTTTTTCATTTCTGCTTGAAACTTCATTATCTCGCCAATGAGTTCACCAATTCTATCTCCGAACTCAATTACGGTTGCTTTGTTATTTACTAGCCAATCATTGAACTGTCCAAAACTTGATGCGGCAACATTCTTTACATGCACCCAAATTGCGCCAAACATGCTTTCAATTACACGCGCACCATCTATGAATGGTCTTAGTCTGTCAAGCGTGGCATCCCAGCCGTATCTAAACTCTTTCCACCATCCAGCCATCTTGTTAAACATTCCAGTAACAGAGCCAAGGTTTTCGTTAATCAAGTTAACTGAAAGGTCTGTAAGTTTTTGAACCATGCTTACAAGACCATCAAGCATTGACGTCATGCCGAATCTTTGTGTGCTTCCTGAAATCTTTGCAAACCCACGACTAAGAATATTGAAAATCTTAAACATTGATTCTTTAATTGGCTCCAGAAGCGGTTGACCCATGTCTCCAAATTGAACTTTAAGAAGATTAAAGTATCCTTTAAGTTTGCTAATCAACGTTCCGGACACTGCTTCAAACTGACCTTCAAGACCAGCAGCCTTTGAAAGTTCACCAGAGGTGATTGCTGCTTCAAGAGATTTCTTGTTAGTTATTTTTAACTTCTTAAACGCTTCGTCAACTTTTGCTTTATCAGGAAATAGTTTTTGTGCGGAAACTTTTGCTTCAGAGAATGATTTCTTTGAATCTTGAAGAAGCGCAACCAGGTCTGCTGCTTTTTTAATTCCTTCTTCAATCGGCTGACCTGCTGAAGCGAAGTCCATGAGTCCTTTAAGAAGCCCTTGGCTTTTTCCTGTGAAGGTTGAAGTTTTTGAGATGGTGGCAAAAGCAACGTTTAGATTTTCTACGCCAACAGAAGCAAGGTCCACGTCAGCATGAAGACCACGCATGACTTGTCTTGTTTGGTTGAGGCTAGAACCGAACTGACCTTTGCTGGTCGTTTTGTACGCAAACATTGCGGCTTGCTGTTCACGTATTGCAGCCGACGCAGCAGCCGCAGCAGCCACTACAGCGGCCATACCAGCAGCAAGTGGACCCATAGTAGACCTCATGAGTTTCATGGCTCCATTACCCAGCAGGAACGCAGCATGAACACCTAGCATTGCAGCACCCATGAGTGCCATTTCTATTGTGGCACCTTTTAGGGAAAGACTCAAACCTTTTAATCCGACGGTTCCAACCATCTTGATTGCTTTGTCAAATTGGTCAAAAGAGCGTTTCCATTTAACGAGGGTTTTTGTAATAGGACTAGAACCGCCAGCACCCCCGCCTGCGCCCCCGCCAGTGCTTGACGCAAAACCAGAACCAATTTTATTGATTCTTCTCTCAAGTTTGTCAACAGAACTTTCAACGCTCTTGAGTTGTGCTTTAGCCCTAGCAGCACCGTCTACATCAATCTGTAGTTCAATTTTCGCTTCGGCCATGGGCTACTCCAGAATTACATGAGCGACCAAAGGTTTTTACGCTTTTTGCGCTTTTTGTTGTTCTTCGCGGTCGTTAGAAACCACTTTAGCACAAGCAAGGCGTATCAACCATTCATCATCGCTACAATCAAGGAGTCTTACAGGGTCTGTTCCAAACAGTTCACCTAATCGCGCAGCAGAGACGATTAGGGGGTCATTTACTAACTCCCCGAAGACTCCGTCGTAGGGTCCGAGGTGTCAATTGTATCCGAGTAACCGGAAGCGTCAAGAATCGCCAAAGCGGCGGCTTCAAGGTGAGGGTCTACACCAAAGAAGGCACGAACTGCTTCTGGGATTGGTCTAGTTGTATCTGTCATCGCAAGAATGTCGGCTGCTGCGAAGTTCATCGTGTAGCCATTCTCGTCATAAACTTCTTCGTTATCAAAAACGATACCTACGGTGGTGCTTCCGATTACGTAGCAGGAGAACTTAATGGAGTCCATTCCGGCCTTGCTGTCTTCTCCGGAGTTCTTACGCCACTGACGCAATTGGTGTTGCGTAATGTTTGGGCTGATTCGCAAAGAAACACCTGGACGTTCTGGCACGTCAAGACGAACGACTGGTCGTTCAACTTTCTTTTGAATCACTTCTTTAAGGCGTGAAAGGACATTTGGTTCTTCAATCTTTTGAATTGATGAAGTCTTTGGCTCAGCCTTTTTCGGGGAATCAGGCTCGGTATAAAGGGAGTTATTTTCTGTCATGACAGCACATTAGCACAACATCACATGGATGGCGCAACTAGGCTGTAAAACGTTTATTTAATTTTTAGACAACGCCTTGAACAGCAAATGTGAGAGCAAACGTTGCTGGAGCACCAGATGATGAATCACCGTCTGGTTCAGTCATTCCAACGAGAAGGCAATTTGCATAGGTGCGGTCAAGACCTTGAACTTTGATGTCGCAGTCGTACGTTGTGACAGTTACGTCGTAGTACACGCGACCAATAAGCGGTCTCAATGTCTTAATCTTGGCTGCGATACCGGTTTGGGTGTCTGATTCCACTCTGTCGTCATCGTAGTGAGCAGTAAGTGTAATGTCACCAATCTCTGCTGGTGCACAAAGAACTTCCGGGAACTTTGCTCCACCTGGGTAGATTTTCTCAACGGATGCGGTGATTTCTCCACCTGAAACCTGGGCAAATCTAAAACCTGTCCATTTTGGTGAATTAGCGCCAATTGGCGCAATTTCTGCGAGGATTTGCCTCTGTGATACTTTAGCCATCGCTTACTCCTGATTATACTGTAACAGTTGCTGTTAGATTTGATTTGACAATTGTAACTTCAATCTTGTCACCGATTGGCGAAACTCGTACACCGAGTTGCGCTTTCACTGTTCCTCCTGCAAGTTGTGCAGTCGTATTGATTGAAGCGTCGCACTTGACCGAGTAACCAGGGTCAATAAGTTTTCCGTTGACATCAAGTGCTTCGTAAAGAGCACCGATAGCCTTCATTCTTTCGCAGATTCCGGTCAGTCTTCCCTCAATTGAGGAGAACAAACCACCGCGACCATCAACAACGGCGAAGATTAGGTCTTCCATTGAAGCGTTAGCCTCAGCGACAACGCTGTTGACCGTATCTTGAGTCGTAATAAATCTGAAGTTTTCTGTGTCTAGTGAAAGAGAGCGCGCTCCGTAGATTCTTACCGTGTTGGCAATAATTCTGATTGCGTTTACGTAGTCTGTATCAAGCGAGTCTCCAAGAGTTCTATTGACATCAACTTCAACACCAGTAACAAAACGAGCAGCAGAGATGAGACCAGCATATGGCTGATGAGGGCCAGTCTGGTTGTGTGCAAGTGCACGCTTTCCAGCAGCGTAACCATCTGGTGGAATCAATCTTGTTACACCAGCAACGTCTGTTGGAACGTAAACCCAAGGATAGTAGAGGGCGGCATGCTCAGAACCCGTTTCAGCAGCAAGTGATGCTGCTGCTGCGGTAATTCCCGTTGCTGCTTCTGCAAGGTGGCAGATTGCAATTCTGTTGTATGTGTTTGCGTGAGCAATTAGGTCTGCGTTGATTGCGTTTGTCTCTGGGCAAGAAACTGCACCAGGTCCAAAAGAATCGTTGAACAAAGAAAGAGCAGTAGAAAATGCTGTGAATGTAGTATCAACCGTGTTTTCAGTTCTGTCGTCATCACCATCAACAAAAGTTCCAGCACCAAACGCTGTTACTGCACTGACTTCTGGCATTCCGTCTGTCAACTTTACAGCCGTCATGTACTTTGAGGCAATGGCACTACTATTAATTGCGGTAACTAGTTGCAACGTTGTTGACTTGAGTCCTGTTGCAAAAACAAGAACATCGTTGTAGTACAACTTAATATTTTTACTTGAGCCACTAGCAACAACTTCAATATCCATATCGTGTGCCCATGTACCAGGGCCATTTGCCGTAAGGCGAATACAGTTAGCACCACCTACACCACCTACGTTAAGAAGGACTTGTGCCGAAGTTGCGCCAGGTCCTACGACTCTTGCGATGTAGCACTGTGTGCCACCTTCTTCAAAGAAGGTTTGAACGGTTGGGTGAAGGTATGCATATGTTACATATCCACCGAATGTTTCTTCAAACTCTGCAAGGCTTGTTACGAGAACTGCCTCATCAGCAGGACCGCGCTCAGCGAGTCCAACGAAAAATGCCTGCGACGAAGCGCGCACTGTTGTGCTTGTAGGACCTGTTCTAACTGCTGTAGTAATTGTTACGCCTGGCATGTGACCTCCGTGTCTTAAAGTTCGTCGCTGTTAAGCGTCTTACTGTCGTCTGGCAAGTCTAATTGTACAGAAACTTGCTCGGTAGAATCTGCAACTGTTGTTAAAGTTTCTTCTTTTACTTTTTCAACTTTTGTTTCTTCAATTTTTGTTTTTTTGGATTTTTCTTTTGTTTCTTCTGTCTTGACAATTTCAAGTTTGTAAGACTTTATGGCAAAAAGGATTTCCGGGTTGTCGTCGCAAGCAAATGCTTCATCCTCCGGATACAGCAAAACAGGGGGCAAACCAATAGTTATATTTCTTCCGGAAATATTCTTGACAACAATATGTCCAGAGCCGTGATTTTCAAAGTCGGATTGGCCTTTGATTTTTTCAACTTTGTGTGAATGGGTCATTTTTGCTCCTGATTGACTTTAATTAGTGTACATCACTATTTACGGCGTTAAGTCTAGATTACTAAATTCAATTACAACAGAAGATGCATCAGCGAGTGGTCTTCTGTCAACAACTTCGTCAATAGATAAGTCATAAGATATGTATGCCCCAGCAAGGACTCTGTCCCCCTTGAGGAGCGTTAAGTCAGAAAATTGTTCCTGCATTGAGCCTTCGTCTATCTGCAAGCGAAACGTTTCTTGTGGGTCTGTTGCTTTTAGACATGGGTAATCTAAAAGAGCCGACCTAACGACCGTCGTGAATCTGTCTCTCATTAGTGTTGTTTCTGCGGAACCAACATCTCTAACCCATACGTAGGTGCGCATTGTGTAGTTAACCCTGTAGAGGGGGTTTGAGCCAGAATATCCAATTCTTTCAATCCTGTTGGTTGACATGACAACGGTTATTATTGTTGGCCATTCGTCTAAAGCAATCGGCTCGTAAGTAAGAAACTTGACTGGAGTCGGGAGTTGCTCGTCGTCTGCATTCCAACCGTTTCTGTAGTCAATAATTCTTATAGGAATATCATCACTGAGGTAAGAATTAACATAATCCTTGGCAAATTGAGCACCGTACATCAGTTCCATTAGTTACCCTCGGCAATGTATCGCTCAGCGTCTTTAGCCAGTTTCTTTGCAAACATCGGTGGCTCAAAAATAATCTCACGCTTTGGCATGCTCCATGTTCCGTATTGGTGAAATTTCGCTACTGGTGCGTCGGTACCAAATCTTGCTGATTGACGATTTATTTCGCTAACTGAAAATGTTTCAATACTTTTAAACAAGCCACCAGACCTAACAAGTGTTGGCGCACCCGGAAAACGAACAGACTTCCATGCTCCGTATTCAGCATCTAACGGAGCCCATTTACCACTGCCGTTAGATAAGAAATGTTTTGTGTAGATGTCTGATAAATCTTTTTTTGCTCTTCTAAAAACAGGGCGCAAGTCTTCCACTCTGTCTCTTACGTCTTGCAGGAGTTCCTGTGCATCGTTCGTGTTTACTTCAACCCGTACGCGCATTTTACGCAACCCTGACTCTTCTGTATTTTTTAACAGACATTAGTTCTCTGTCGGTAAATCCTGTTTCAAGTGGAGCGACATTTCTTGGCTCTAGGTCTTTAATACCGACAACGTCATCATGCATGTTCTGCATTTCCCTAGTTGCTGCTCTGAGAATCAAAAGTTTGAATACTGGTATTGAGGCTCCATCCAATCCGGCCTCATAGGTAATCGTTACAGTATCGTCAGCAACAATGTTGAAAATGTCTATTCCGTATCTTCTTACTGTGTAGTTGCTACCTATTGCCTCTGCAAAACCTCCAGAAACATAGGCGGATAAAGCGCCAGCCTCAACAACAACAACAAACGTATTTGTAGTAACTTCTGTAATTTTTTTATTTAGAACATTGTAACCAATAGGCGTAATGCCCGTAACAGTCACATACTGACCGACTGTAAATTTGTGATTAGCGGCAGTAAAAGTTATTTTTGTTCCAACCTTTGCCGCCGAGGTAACAGTTGCTTCCCTGCTCACCGCTTCACCCAGGTATGTAGGTGTTGTCCATTGGTTTTGTATCTGAACACTTAATACTCGGGCAACGGGAGAATTACGCAGATAGATAGTTTCTGGCGGCA